TTTTTTTTTTTTTTTTTTTTTCCTTTATTCCCCCTCCTCTTTTTTTTTTTTTTTTTTTTTTTTTTTTTTTTTTTTTTAAAATAATAAAAACAATAATAAAAACCATAATAAAAGTTATAAGTCGTCCACTGACGAATTTGGTGCTTGACGGCCGGTTCGATTTCTGGTAGAGTGAATTAGAGAGATAGACCTTGATACCATATGTAGTGCTTCGCGTCGGACCAGACCACAAGGGCTCGGTCAGCGCGATGGCACATTCCATGCCGTAGAACACTTATGATAGTTTTTATCGTTCAGCATCCTACTGGTTACATCGTCGAGGTATTTTCCATTGAGTCCTACGCGCTCGGCTACGTCCATCGGCATAAACAAGAACAATTAGAAGTTATTGCTCGTGAAGTTGATCGTATTTCACTGAATCTCAAATCTGAATCAATTCCGTCGCGTGAAATGAATAGTTCGGAACAGAAGGGAAAGTAAGATGTCCGCTAAGAATCACACTCACAAATATCACAAGGTTCCATTGAATCGAACAATGGTATGGGCCTGCGCGTTATCTGATTGCACGCATTACATGCCAAAACATCTTGAACATGTCATGAAAAACAAAAAATCAATTTGCTGGAAATGTGGTGAGGAATTTGATCTTTCCGTCGCGTTAATGCAAAAAGAAGAACCAACATGCTTTGATTGCTCGCCGAACCAAACGCGATTGATTGACGTAATTGAAAAACTTGGTATTTAGCTCATTCCACTCGCTAAATATTGAATGATAAGGAATGTTATGAATAATGACCGGCTAATTGGTTTGGCTTACGTTGCAGAACGGTTTCATTCTGGCCAATGGTCCCGCGGTTATCGCCTTTTGTGTCGTATCCGATGGAATCCACGTTCAGATAATACATGGCATCTGAAGCCGAATGACGAATGGTCCGACGCGCGTCAGTTCGCAGCGCATTACATGAAAATGGCGCGTTCCAATCCTAAATTGTTCTGATTGAACCAATATGAGACGAAAATCAGGTCCGTTGTATAAGTATTATCTTTACCGGAAGCACATAAGTGATATGGGATCAATCTACATCAGAACCATGTACACCAATACCAAACCAAGTTTCGATAATGGTTGTTGGTTCGATTCCATGAATGGTAAGTGGGCTCGGTATGATACCGATCCATATCTCAAGTAACTTGTATGAAACATTCATTCACTCGCTCCGCGACTGATAAGTTCCTATGTGGAATTTGCCATCGCAATTACCTTGTTCATACCAATATTGCATCTTGTGATTCATGTGCTCGTATCACAACTTGTGAAATCTTTGGTCAACCAAGTGATCTACGCGCTCCATTGCTCTGCGCGGAATGCGAAGCACGTGAAAAGTTGGCTAATAGCGCCATATTGATGCATACGCAAGCAACCATCAACCAATCCATCCATCCTGATAAATCAGATGGTGCTGCGCATGGAAAGTTAGATGTATGGGGTTTCCCTACCGATGGATCATATAGGACATCCACGCAAGAACTAATCGCTAAATCACGTTCAATCGATCAATCAATCAAAACGAATGGTGACTTTTTCAACGCGGATACCATCGCGATCAATCAAATCAAACAAACCATAATGTCCGATCCGAACATTCCATCCGACGCGAAGCAATTTGTTTATCAAGAGGAATTAACCATCCGATTTGAACAATTAAGTAAGGTGATATTTCAGCATGATACCGATAAGCACCGGCTCGTAACTGCGCAACTTGCCATAACCAACGATCTAAGAAGTTTCGGTAACTCGTTAAGAAACGATTTAAGAGAACGAATTAAGGCAAGTGATACCAATTATTCACCACCTTCTAAGTCAGTAGTGATACCTAAGGTAGTGAAACCGAAGGTTTCAGTCGAGGATCGATTGATTGAAATGAAGGCACTAATGGATGGAATAAGTAAGGAACAAGCACGAGAATTGCTTCGCAATCTTCAATCGGCACAACATAATCAGGGTGAGAAATGAAAGAATTTGGTGATTTCATAATTGCAGTTCTCGCAACAATTGGTTTGTTTCATTCAATCGAAGCATTTCGCCTGCGCGTTTCCATCCGTCAATCAAGATCGAAAGAAAACAATGAAATGTGATTACATCGCCGAACGTAAGTGGTTAAATAACACCATCGGGTTAGTTATGGTATGTGGGCCATTCTTTCTATTTGATCGCTATGCAGCGATGGTAATTTCAACGTTACTATGGATCATTTGCGTAATGAATGGTCCTCTTTCTGATCGTAAATCAATAAGTAAATAAATGAACAGGCAAATAGCAACCAAACACCTACGCGATCTACTTGACGTGCAAGGATTGAATGATTGGCACATCCGGCTTACAACGGATATCACCAAGCCATTTCTTGGATTGTGCAGTTATAAAGACCGAACCATCATCCTCAACGCATTTCATATTGATACACATCCTGACGTAGAAGTCATAAATACCATAAGGCATGAAGTTGCTCACGCATTAACAACTGGTCATGGTCATGACGCTATTTGGCGAAGCAAAGCAATTGAACTTGGCTGCGATAATACGAATGAATGTGCGAATTATTTCCTTAGTGAAGATGCAATCGACGCGATTAGATCCGGCGCGACGCTCGAAATTACATACGAAACCGAGATCATTCCTGAACAAATCATTCGTAAACCAATTCATAAAATAAGCCGATTGCAGGATAAGTGTGAAGTATGTGGTAAAGTTGCGAAAGTTAAGTCGCGTGTTGAAGTTCGCACATCGGCAGGAATGAAAGCGGTTATCACACTTGAATGTTTACATGTAATATTCCGTGATGCAGAGTCAAGCTCCGCATTTGATCTGATTACATTCGATGGTTCACCAACATGCCAGCATGAATGGGGAACTGGTAAGGACAGAACAACATGCGCGAAATGCGGAGCACATAAATTATACGATTATCAGATAACCGGCGCGCAAGCACTTGAAAAAGCAAATGGTCGCCTCGCGATATTTGATGAAATGGGGCTCGGCAAGACGCTACAATCATTAGCATATCTTAAGTTCCATCCAGAAGCATTTCCATTCTTATGGATCACTAAGTCTGGTGTGAAATACCAACATGCATCCGAAATTATCCGTATTCTTGGTAAACAAGCATTCCCACAAATTTTGCAATCAGGTAAGGACAAATTGATAAATGGCATGAATGTCATTGCAAGTTACGATATCTTTCGTAGGCTTGACTTATCAATGTTCACGAAGCATGGTTTCAAATCAGTAATATTAGATGAATGCCAAGCTATTAAAAATACTGATACCTCACGCACACAATGCATACGAACAATAGTTCGCGACGTTCCACGCATCATTCCATTAAGTGGCACGCCTTGGAAAAATCGTGGTAGTGAATTTTTCGTCGTTCTTAACATGTTAGATCCAAAAAGATTCTGGTCATTCAAATCATTCAAATATCAATGGGTAGATGAATATTGGGATGGTGGCCGGTTGAAAGAAGGTGGTATCCGTAATCCTGTGAAATTTAAGGAATTTATTGCTGATCTCGCAATCCGACGCGAACGAAGCGAAGTAATGCCAGAATTACCACTAATAAACCGAACACGATTACTTGTAGCCGTTCCAGAACATGCAAGGAAAGTTTATCAAGAAGAAGAAAATAACCTTATTCGGACATTAAATGATGCTGCAATTGACGGAACTGATGATTCATTCGAGACGAATCAGAAAGTTATGGCATCGTTAATAATTATGAGACAAATAGTTGGTATTGCCAAGGTGCCAACAACAATTGAATTCGCGACTGAGTTCCTTGAAGAAACTGATCGTAAATTGTGTATATTTGTTCATCATAAAAAATGTGGTGAGCTAATTGCTGCACAACTCGCTCAATATTGTGAATCAGAAGGAATGAATTTTAAACCACTAGTTCTTACGGCGGATTTAGATGGTGAGCGACGCGCTTCGATAGCACAACAATTCAACTCAAATGGTAATCGCTTATTGATTGCTAGCACATTAGCAAGTGGCGAAGGATTAAACTTACAATCATGTAGTGATATGATACTTCATGAACGTCAATGGTCACCAGCAAACGAGCAGCAAGCTGAAGGTCGTTTTATTCGCATTGGTCAAACTGCAACATCGGTAAATGCAACATACGTGCATGGTGATGATACTGTCGATACGATATTGGATGGAATCGTTGAGCGCAAGCGATTAGCATTTGACAGCGCGATGAATAAGAACGTAGTGCCCACATGGAATGAACAATCGATTATAAAAGAACTTACTGATACAATTCGCAATCGTAACAAAAAATAATCAAATCAAACAAATAAGGAAATAACAAATGGTAAAACAACAAACATTACTAGAAAAAGCAAAAAATAGTAATCCAAGAAAATCATCAGAGAAAGATTATTCAGAAGAAGAAATCGAATTAGTTAAAGCTTGGATTGATGGTGGAATTACTTTAGCTCAACTTCAGAGAGTTAAAGGATTCAAATATAACAATGAAGCTTACGCATTTGTAGCATTTGTTTGCCGTTCAATTTTTTCTGAACGAAATGGAACAAGAAAATGAGTGAAAAAATGAGAATTATAGAAAATAACGTATTGTTTGATGCAAAACAACTATGGAAATATAGAGATACAGCAACCGAAAGTGAATTTATAGAATTAGCATACAGCATGATAATGCAACGATATCATATCGGCGCCAGCGTGGCTTTGGACGAAGCTCGTATCATTCTGAAAAGTGAAATTAATAAAAATGATCATCAATTTCAACAAGTCAATAAAGAACAAATCAATTAGGTCATACTTGTTGCGTCAGCAACAACCTTACTGGATTCCAATTAAATATGGTAAACGATGGTTCCTAATGACATTTCAATACAATGTTTATCAGGTGATAGTGAATGAACAATGAAGCTGTTTTGATTCATAAAGTATTTGCTAATATGATAACTGAATTGCATGATTTAGAACCACAAATAGAAGATGTAATGCTAAAAATCAGAATACGTGCTATTATACATCGTCATGTAATAGAAATGAATCAAATCATATTTCCATCCATTCCATCTGAAATTAACAAATCATGATTGTCAAGAAACCTAAAAAATTAAAAGTAAAAGGTGCTGACTATACATGGTCTTGTGGATGTTATATGTTCTGTGGTAATTTGATTGCTTGCTCAAAACATTCACCATATCCATTCAAAAAATAATGAATAACGTAATCCTTGACGCGACTGTGTTTACATCCATAACTGCTTGTCCACGTCTCACAAATTATGAATACAATCGTTCTCTCGTTCGTATCGATGGTAAAACCAACGCGCTCGAATGTGGTTCATTAGTTCATATCATACTTGAATGGTTCAATAAATCATTAATTTCTGGTTCTAATCGCGCTGTTGCTATTGAAAACGGATTTACCGCGGGCAGGGAATATATCAATGGTTATTTACCAATTAATAAATACTTAAAAGAAGATGATGAATACATGCTGAACACACCTGAGAAGTCAGTAAGCGGTGAAATTGGTTGGCAATATGTATTAGATACGATGGAACAATATTTTGACTTTTGGAAAAATGATAGTTGGACCGTACTCGCGGCGGAAGAAATTCGATCCTTAGTAGTATATGAAGATGATGATATGCGTGTTATGTGGAAAGCTAAGTTCGACGCGATCTGCGATACCAATCAAGGTTTCATATCGATGGATCATAAAACAATGAAACAACGCCGTGATCCTCTCAGCCTAAATAATCAATTTATTGGGCAATGCATAATTCTTAAATCACGCAACGTAGTAATCAATAAAATTGGATTTCAATCCTCATTAAAACCCGAAGAAAAATTCATTCGATCCACAATAAGTTATAGCGCAGATCGGTTAGCAGAATGGGCAAATGATATAGTTCCATTTTACGCTCGCATGTACTTAGCATATAACACCGCTGATAGTTGGCCCGCCAACTACTCACATTGCGAAAACAAATATGGTATGTGTAATTTTAAGGAAGTTTGTGAATCTGATCGCGGAATGCGCGAAGAAGTATTGAAAATTAATTTTAAAACTCGTCGTAAATGGTCATTATAATTCATGACCATAAATGAAGCTATCAAAAGATTAGAATTTCTTAGAAATGAACATGGTGGAGATTTGCTAGTAGAAATTGATTGCAGTTTTTGTGGTAGATCAACTATACCCAATAAAATAGTCATTGATCCTAAGATTGCTCACTTAAAAGAAGAAAATGATAAGTAATAATGATGAAGCGAAGCTATTAATGAAAAATTTGAAAATGCTAACAACGATGCATCCAAAATTGGATGTGCTGTTAGTAATTAAAAGTGGTAATGAAACATTCATAGAAACCAATATTTGTTTGAAATGTATTATTGATTCATTAGAAGAATTTATTGATGATGAAGGAATCGAACATGTTTGTGAATATAGTCAGTTGGATAATTAATTTATTCCGTAAGCCATTTAAAAGAAAAAAACCAGTAACTAATTTACAAGTTAGTCATCAATGGTTGAATGAACATAAAAGTAGAACTGATAAAAAGGAACAATAATTATGTCAATTTTCTTTACAACTAAAGAAATAATGGAATGCAAGAAATTAATTTGGGAACATGAATGTGGGCTAATATATATAATGATGCCAATACGAAATTACATCAAACAAATAGCTGATTTGATCGAGGAAGAATAAATGTCACAAACAATGGCTGATAACATCTCTGATGAATTGCATTGCTTGCTAAAAGGTGAGCCAAATCATGCAAGATTTGATTGATAAAATCAAATTAAGAACTACAATCGATAAATCAACTGGATGTTGATTGTACACCGGCGCGTTAAGTGATGGATACGGAGTTGTATCGCATAGCTCAACTTATAAGGTTCATCGTATTTCTGCACATGTCTATCTTGGATTCAATCTAAACGATGAAACAATTCAAGTCAATCATAAATTAATTTGCCCTAATAAGAACTGTTGGAATCCAGAACATTTATATGTCGGTACCCAGAACGAAAACAACGCGGATAAACAACAAACTAAAAATGCTACTGTTGGTCCTTGGGGAAATGCTATATATGAAAGTATAAAAACACATTGCCCACATGGGCATGAATACACCCCTGAAAACACAAAAATTCAAGCCAATAAAGGAAGTAGACAATGCAGAGAATGTGATAAAATTAGAAAACGAGGAGGAAGAAAACCAAGAAACCTAATTTATGGAAAAAGTTATTCAAATATCAAAAAATCATAAAGGAAATTATAACAATGACAACGATGGCAGAGAACATTTCTGATGAGCTGTATTGTCTTTTTAAAGGAGAGCCAGGCCTTAGAAAATCGACCTGCGCATTATCTTTTCCAACACCACAATATTGGATAAGTACCGATAGGAAAATGAACGCGCTGAAAATTCCAATGAAAAATTGGGGAATTGATGCGAAGCAAGTTCATTACGATGATTATACTGATTGGAATTCAATTCGCGTTCAGCTTGAAAAATTTCAAGTAAGTTGCCCATACAAAACAATCATAGCTGATTCAATTACATCAATTGGTGATGTAACAAATAACCAAACAAAAGCATCAAAAAGCGGTATGACAACTAAAGCAGGCGAGGAAAAAGGAATGCGCGTTGGTGGAATACCAGTTAATACATTAGAAGATTACAAAGCAGAAGCCAGCGCGTTTCAGTCACTTATAGCATTAACCAAAGATATCCATGTTTATCATAAAGTCAACATTATTTTGATAGCGCATGTTATTGGTGAACGAAATAAAGATGATGCGAAACAAAGCACGCATTTTGCACGGATCATAGTTACAGGTGGTAAAATTATTAGCGCGAAGATACCTGCATATTGTAGCGAAATTTATCATTTCAACGTCGAATCAGCAGTTGATGTAAGTAAGGAGAGCCAATATGGATTATTGACAAGGCATACTGGTGATGACTACGCCCGCAGTACATTACCATTACCACGTAGTATCATATTTGGAAACGATCCATTATATGATAAGTACGTACTACCAGCAATCAAGCAACTAAAAGAACAACCATCAATAACACTAATCAAGTAACAAAAGGAAAAACAAAATGCCTATCATTGAATTCAGTGAAAAAGATATTCTTCGATCAAAACTCATACCACCAGCTTGGTATCGTGTTCGTATCGATGGTGTAGCTGAAGCACTTAGTAAAGATGGGGATAGCACAAATCGACTAATTGATGGAACAATCTTGTTCAACGCAGATACAGGTGATAAAGAGTTTGCAGGATGTCCAACACCTTACTGGAATTTCAATAGCAAAGTACCAGGTTTTGCAATTGGTTTCCTTGCATCATTTGGTGTAGAAGTAACGCCAACAAGCCGAAGATTTGAATTGAACAATACGGTCAATAAGGAATTGGACGTGTTTATTGAAAATGCGATGTTTGAAGGTCGTCTTGTGAATCGTATCAATCACAAGTACCGACCAATTCGTGCCATCGAAACCGTGTAATTAGTTAAGTAGGATACCATCGAAATAAGCCAATTCCGGACGAATAAGATGGGATCATTGAATCCGAACCAATGATATTCGCTATCCTACAATTTTTTCATATCAGGAATGAGGAATAATAATGATTAATATAAATGATATTCGCAGCGCGTTTGACATCGCGTTGGATGAAATTACCAATGAGAATTGTAATGAAGATGACATGCATCGCTTCAAAAAGCGATTTGATAAATTGTTCGAAGGATTGATTGATGAAATTGAATTACCTGATGAAAAATATGAAGATGAAGATGAAAAACTTATCAATCAAGTTTTAATTCCTTTTGACGATTCAGAAGTAATTGCAGATGAAGAAATAATCGAAGAAAAAGTTGAAGATTCAACTGATGAACCTAACCTTGAAAATGTTCCTGATTTAAAATCTGATTGACCTCCGTCAGATTAATCAGCGCGTTAATTCGCTAAGTAACATTTAATCATAACATGGGCACAGTTGAATAAAAAGGGCTGCGCGTTGTTTCGTGGACCTTCTAATGAAGATAAACCACCAAAACGAATCGCGCAGCCCTTACGTCTTTTTGGCAGGTATTGCTGAGCTGCTTATAGCAAATAAGGTGGAACAATGAAAAAAACTAAGCAATCAACTTACAAAGGTTTACCATTGATAGATGCTGATGAAGATTTGAATATTGAGGTATTTAAATCTGATGTAAGTAAATCAAAGAAGAATGATCCTGCTAATTGCGCAGCAGCAGTCGCGTCAAAGCGGATTTTGAAGACAGAAGTAGAAGTTCATATCTCTCGAACGTACGTTAAAGATCCTAAAAAGAAAGCATGGATACGTTTCGTCACACCAGCATCAGTCGGTAGGGAAATAACATCATTTGATCGTTCAAGCATATTTGAACCAGGTAAATATGTTTTAAAAGCTATTTCACCAAGTCAAAGATTAGGAGTGCGTACTAAACGTAGGGGAATTGATACTGGAACTGGAAAAAAAAGAATTAAGGCGCATATTACAGCAAACATAAGAGAATCAGCTAAGAACTCAAAATAATATGTATACCAAACAACAATTAGAAGTAGTATCATTAATTCTAATTAAGAAATTTCCAAAAATGAATAGGATGGATATGATGAATTTAGCTGCTGACATACTCGACGCGCTTGATTATCTGAAAGAAAAATAAAATGGTAGTAACCGATTTGATTGATCAACTCTATAAATATGGAATGGAACGAACTGTCAAAATTCAATATGAAAGGTTGATGAATATAAAATTAATTAGATATGATGAAATCAAACAAGAAGTAATTATCGAAATAGAATAATGCCTGATATTTATATTCCTGGTATTGGAAATAAAAATGCAAAAATTGTTCTCGTGGGCGAAGCACCATCATATATTGAAGAACAAACACTAACACCATTCACCGGTCCAAGCGGTAAATTATTGAATGAATTACTTCATGATGCTGGTATCAATCGCGCTGATTGCTGGATTACTAACGTTTCTAAGTATTTTGTTCCACCAAACATTCCACCTAAAAAAATACCATTCAGTATACGTGCGCATTCAGTTGGTATAAGCATAGAAAAATGTATTGACGAACTTCGTATCGAATTGCAACAATTACAGCCGAATATCGTAGTAGCATTAGGTGCTACAGCCCTTTGGGCTCTTACGGGTAAATCACGAATACAAGCATTTCGTGGTAGCATTCTATCAGGTATGAATGGTCTTAAAGTGGTAGGCACCTACCACCCAGCCCATATTTTACATCAAGAAGGTGAAGTCAAGGGATATTGGAACAAACAAATATTGTTTTTTGATTTAAAACGTGTTAAGCAACAGTCAGCATTTCCTGAAGTAAAATTACCAAGTCGATCATTAAACATTTGTGCTAATAGTGCTCAATTGTATGACTTCATTCGACGGAATAAAAATAATGATAAACCTGCCATTGACATTGAGGCTATGCATTGCATTCCTATTTGTATCGGGATTGCTTTTAACCGTCATGAAGGGCTTACAGTACCTTTATGGAACTCAAACGAAATTAGTACTATTCCCACTTCTGATTTGGTTAGTATATGGAATTATCTTAGTGAGTTATTGGCTAAGCATAGAGTGGTAGGTCAAAATTTTGGTTACGATCGCGATAAAATTCGTCGTCTTGGTCTTATAATAGGTGGTTTAGCCAGTGATACGATGTTAAAGTCATTCGTAATAAATCCAGAATTACCAAAAAATTTAGCATTCAATACATCCATTTATACGGAAGAACCATATTACAAAGATGAAGGAATGTACGAAGGATCGCTGCGCGACCTTTTGATTGGTTGCGCGAAGGACGCATGCGTAACGAAGGAAATTGATGACGCGATGGACAATGATCTTGATGAACTTGGTGCGCGTGATTACTATGAGAATTTCATATTAAAACTTCATGATTTGTATTTATACATCGAAAACAATGGTCTACGTGTCGATGAACAAGCACGATTAGAATTGATTAAAAAGTACATAGAATGGGATGAAAAGATACGTTATGATTTATTCAAATTGACAGGTGAATACGTTAATTCTGGCTCACCAAAACAAGTAAGTGAGTTACTATATGGAAAGTGGAAGCTGCCACTTCGATCAGGAACGGGTGAGGAAATATTAACGGGTTTATTAAATCATATTAAGAATCCAGTTCACAAGATAGGAATTGAATTAATACTTGAAGACCGACGCGTCAAGAAAACTCTTAATACGTATTTATATGCGCTAGTAGATTATGATGGTAGGATGAGGACATCCTATTTCATATGCTTGGATACTGGTCGAAGTAGTACAAATCAACAAGAAGCACCAATCCGTCCATCAGTGGAATATCGTGACATAGAAACACGTACGAAGAAGAAGCAAGCGCTCGGAATGGCATTTCAAACAATTACAAAACATGGCGATATCGGCGCGGATGTGAGAACAATATTCGTTCCTGATGAAAATGAAATTTTCATGCAAGCCGATTCGAGCCAAGCTGAAGCGCGTGTCATATTTTTGTTAGCAGAAGATTATCAAGCATTAAAGGATATTGATGAACATGATTATCACGCTCTTACTGCTAGTTGGTTTTTCGGTGGTACTGAATCTGATTATTCTAAAAAGATTCTTGGATACGAAAGTCCAATTAGATTTGCTGGTAAAACATTACGACACGCTGGACACCTCGGTGCGAGTAAACGTAGAGCTGCTATCGAACTTAATACTCAAGCCAGAAAATACAAAATTGATTTTAATATCACTGAAGGACGTGCCGAACAAGCCTTAAAAGTGTTTCATCAAAAACAACCACGAATTAAAGAAGTATTTCAATCCGAAGTGAGAAAATGTATTGAAAAGAACCGAAAGTTAATTGCGCCAATTCCTCACGGAGTGAATGCAAAAATTGGTGGAACACGTATCTTTTATGAACGATATGGAGAAGAATTATTTCGTCAAGCATTCAGTTATTTACCACAACGAACTGTAAGTGAAAATACAAAATCCGCCGCGCTACGCATTCATTCGCGAGCAAATTGGATTAAAATATTAATTGAATCACATGATAGCCTATTGGTATCAGTTCCAATTGAACGTGCCGATGAGGCTGCTATAATTCTTAAGGAAGAATTTGAAAAACCGATCGATTTCAGTCAATGCAGCTTATCTCGTGGTAAACTGGTTATACCATGTGAGATTGAAAAAGGATATAACTATAAAGATTTAAGTAAATTCAAATTTCATGAGTTGATTGCAAAATGACTGAATTTAAAACTGGCGATCGAATTAGAATGAAATATTATGATGGATGGGCTTATGGTGAAGTAACTATAGTAACAGAAATAGAATGCAAGGTATTATTCGATGGAGATTTTGATTTAGCTTATTGGTATTATCCAAAAAATGAATTAGAATTAATAATTGAAAAAGAAGAAGAAAAAAATGAGTGATTCATTACAAAACATTCCAGAATTTGTTGAGGATCGCTTCCTTGTAAAGCATACGTCAAAATGGTGGATTATGTATCGAGAAAACGATCGAGAATTGGCACTGTGTGGATGGAGTGACGAGCAAGTTGCTCGCTCTCGCTGCAAAATTTTGAATGATTTGTTTTATGATGCAATAATTAATTACAGAGATAATAAAATGGCGTAGGTATAAATTTGGTGATAATGAAAATTCTGCCAAATTCCCAACAATGATAGCTATTTTTGGTCAAATGAAATGAAATTATCCGAAGCAATCAAAAAATTTGAGCAATTAAAAACCAAATACGGAGATATCATTGTTGAATGCGAATGCCCTCATTGCACCAAATTATTTGTTTGCGATTCGGTTGTAATGGCTCCAGTAGTTAGATTAATGAAAGGAGAAAGAAACGAAGAATAAACTAATAACATTGAAAGCGACAAATGGCTACTACATGGCTAGATTTTATTCTAGAACAACACAAAGAACTCGAAAGCCCAGAAAGCTTCTGGTTTTGGAGCGCGTTGAGCGCGGTTAGTGCTATAGTAAAGGATAATATATGGTTTGACAAACAAGCTTATAAGTTGTATCCAAATATTTACGTGATGCTTCATGCAGATAGTGGTTTAAAAAAAGGCCCACCAATCGCAATGGCTAAACAATTAGTTCGCGCCGTCAATAATACCAATATCATAGTTGGTCGATCATCAATTCAAGGCATATTAAAGGATATGGGAACTAGTAAGACAATTCCAGGTGGTCATATTGTCAACAATGCTAAAGCATTTATTTGTTCCTCAGAACTTGCATCGTCGATAGTTGAAGATCGCGTCGCTACTACCATTCTTACAGATTTATACGATCGTCAATGGAATGAAGATAACTGGAAATCACTTCTTAAGATCGAACAATTCAATTTGAAAGATCCAACGATAACAATGTTAACCGCAACAAATGAAGCTCATAGTGATGAATTTTTCGTGAAACAGGATGTTCAAGGTGGTTATTTCGGTAGGACATTCATCATCTATGAAAATAAGAATGAAGTGGTCAATAGTTTAATGTTTCCACTCAAATATAAAATTGATTATAAGCAATCTGCTGAATATCTCAAATCAATTGCACTTCTTAAGGGAGAATTTGATGCAAGCGATGTTGTGAGGCATTACATAGATGATTGGTATGTTGATTTTAGGAAAACAACGCACGAGATGGACGTTAAGGATAAAACAGGTACATTGAATAGATTTGATGATTCCATGCAAAAAGTTGCAATGGTAATCAACTTAGCACGTGAACGAGGTTTACAACTGGAATTAGAGTCAGTTAAAGAAGCAATAAATGTATGCGAGAAATTAGTAGGTAACGTAAGAAAAGTTATGATGGGTAAAGGTAAAGCAGCGAATGCACAGCAGAAAGCCGTCGCGATTCAAGAACTTATCGAACGCGAAAACCATATGATAAGTCGAACGCAACTCAATCGGAAATATTATTTACATGCTAGTGATATTGAATGGGATGATATTATGCGTCAACTTGAAGTTGCAGGTATTTGTCGAATTGAAACTGTTGGGAATCAGATCTGTTATAGGATGACTGATATTCAAGTAAGTGAATGGAAGAAGCATTTATTAGGTAAGTAGCTTGATTAAGGAGAGAAAATGACAGAATCATCATTTCGTGAAATCGAATTTCAACATACCGATATTGTTAAAATTCAAATTCGAGAAGATCCTGATTTTAAGGGAATTTATCTGACTAGTAGAAATTCGGTGATAATCATTCCATTCAATAAGGCAGAAGAATTTATTGAATGGTTTAAATTATCAGTAAGCGAATTGAATGAGCAAATTTGATTGGTTAGATGAAATTGCTCATCAATATTTATCGCATCAAGATAGAAATGTAAGAACTATGGCAATATTTGTTATTGGAGCTTTGACAGAAATGATGAGTGCAAATCAAGAAAGACATCTTTTATCAATTAAAGAAACATTTATGCGATTGGTTGATGCTAAATATCGCGCTGGTCAAATTGCTCATGGTGGCGATCTGTGGAGAAAAACCAGAGAAGAATTATTGGATGAGGCGATAGCCGAATCAATTGATCAAGTTATTTATTTACTTACTTTAAAAGAAAAAATGAGAATTAAGGACTAAGCATTTCTGAAACTTTTTTGTATTGATATTTAATTGATTTAGCTGCTGGTGTTGCCCATTCAACAGTATCAAGCAATGCGCCTTCCCAATTTCCTTTTGATAATTTATTGGCTACACCATAAACAGCATCACCAAACGCGCCCCAAATTGATGTGGGAATCATATGGAGTGGATTGACATGAAATGTTCTTATTCCGGCGCCAACACCACCTAACGCTAAACCAATACCACCCACCATTCTTGTAGCGGCTTGTGGATTATTCTTCATATTAGCAGCAATACGCATATATTGTTCAACAATTTTAGCTGGTATTTGTTTAAACTGACCACCCAGCGCACTTCCAACTTCACCACCTATCAAATTGCTTTCTGGTGAAAAACCTTTCATACGACGTGCTGGATCAATCGTTTGACTAACGCGCTTTGTTTCTCTCAGCGCATTAAGGCTGGCATCAGCCTCATTCATTCCTTGATCAAGAAACATTTTTTTGTAACCATGATAACCTGCTGCTTTATCAACATAATCAGCCATTGACAGAAAATTTGACATTGAATCAAATTTTTCCATCGTTGTTTTAAATGCAAATGGTCGAATTTCTTGTTGTAACAAGCCTAATTTTGCTGCTTCATGCCATGATTGAATTGGGCTTTCAGCTAATTGTTTCAATCCATAAGTAACATATTTAGCACCAAGTTCAGGATATAAGTTAGCTGCAACACGTGCCAAATGCAATGTTTGTAATGGAAATGAAAAACCAAGCAATGATCGACTTGTCGTTCTTGCAATTGTATTAGCCCAATCACCCCATGCTTTATGTAATCCTGGTAAGGAATCATAATTACTGTAATTCCGTACATACCACGTAGCTAATTCTTTCAAATTGCTTTTTTCAGGAATATTAGCTAAATGTTCAGTAGCAGCTTGAATTGCAGGTTTATCAAATATGACACGCGCCGCAGATTCAATATATGCTGGAAATACTTCATTCACATCATAATTGATATTTCGCAAGTTACCTGTTCGTTCCTCAACATATGGCGAGCTTGCTTCGCGTGCTCTAGCTTCGCGAATATTTGTACTTCCAGGTACTTCAGTTGATAATTCACCAGATTTAAAAATACCGAAATGATGATCAAGAATACGATTCAAAGCTGATTTAATATCGGTTGGTTGTTGTTCTAAATGAGTAAAATAATTCTCAAGATAACCAACATTTTCACCTGCTTTTGTTGATCCTTCAGGAAACATATCATGTACTGCATCCAATATAACCCGTGCTTTACCAGCGCGTTCCATCAATTCCTGTGGTCCATTAGTGATATTTCCATCAATCAACTGACCTAAAACTGTTCGATCTTTCTTATTTAACCCGGTGCTTAATTCAGATAATTCACGCTCCGTAGTAGCAATCCATTGAGTTTTTTGATCTTGTGCTTTCGTAATAATATCAGCAATTGGTTTAGTTGAATCAAATTTTGATAAAGTTTGATCAGGTGATGTATAATTAGCTGTAAATCCACTAATATCTTTAGTTGGTTTTGCTTGACCTGCTTGGGGTAATATCAGGTCATTTGTTGTTTTTGGTGCTTGTGGTACTGGTATATCAAGGGGTGCTTTTGGTTCAAATGTAACTGGAACAGCTTGTTTACCAGCAATAGAAGTTGTTAACGGACGCGCCGCACCTTGTTCATGTGTTTTGAATTGTTCAGGTAAAAGCGCGTTGAAAACTGTAGCATTTGTTCCTGGTGGTCTAAGTCGATTAGGAACATGTTGTAATAATGGATCGTATTGGGTACTTGGTGATAAACCGAATTGTGGCGTATTATATATCGGTGTGCCTGATTTTGGTGTTTCTAATTGTAATGCTGTTTCTGGTTCAATTGGTAATTGTTCTGGTAACTGTAATTTTGGTAATTCAGTTGGCCCTTTGATACCACGTAATCCTAAACCACCCAAGCCAGCTTCAAGTCCACCAGCTACTTTACCACCAATAGTAGGTTCTGTTGCTACATTATATAAGCCATGACCTACCATACCACCAGCAGCTATTTTACTTGGTATAGCTAATGAACCTGCAATTTTAGGAAAACCAGCGCGCATAGCTAATGATTCACCACCTGTTAATCCCATCAATCCTAATTGTAATGGCGAACTAGAACCTGTCATCAAATTTGTAAGAAATTCACCAGCTCCACCAATAATGGGATGTTCTTGACTAAACGAAGTCATTGCCTGATGTGTTTGTGGTGATACATCTACAAGTGGTGTTAGTAATTTTTGAATCGTAGGATGTTTCTCTAAAAATGTTTTTTCCTTTTTTGGTTCTTCAGTATCTGCAAAAAAATTAGGTGTATCAGATTTAGGTTCATCAGCAAAAAAATTTGGAACAGGCATATTACTTTACTTCAGTATAACCAGCTTTCTTAGCCATTTCAACGTCCGCGCGTTTCACTGGCCCAACTTTGCCTGACATTGGATTACCTGCTTCTACTGGATGTTTCATCTGAATCGTTTCTGATTCAGTTGGTTTTCTAATTGATGGTTCACCAGCTAGTAATTTACGCGCCGATTCATAATTAGTTTTATCCTCACCAGTTTTCCATATCCAATTTTGTGGTGGAATCATTTCACCAGTTGGTTTTTTGTTACCACCATATACAAAATACTTCTTGTATTCAGGATGATCATTAATTATCTGAATCGCTTTATTCACTTTATCAGTTGCTGCTGCCGCAGGTGTTAGTTCTTTCGGACTAATCGATGGTCTTTCAACTGGTTCAAGATTTTTACCTGGTATTGTTTGTTTTAATTGGATTCGCGCCGGTTGTTTAATTCCTTCTAATTCAGTTCGACCAGTTTGTTTCAAATCTTCAGTTTTTCTTTGTTCTTCACCAGTAGCAGCTATTCCTTTCAATCGACCTTCAATTTGTAAATTAATTTTATCAGCATCTGATAAATGTTGGCTTTTGATAGGAGTTCCATCATCATAAGTAAGTATTTGTGACTTCAAAGTAATAGGATCGGTACCAATCAAATTACCATCATCACTCACTCTTATAGTTGCACCATGCGCTTTTGCTTCATATGTTTTACTACGCGCTTCTCTAACTTTCAGATTTTGTTTTGCTATATCTTCAGTTTCCTTCTGATGCCGTTCCTTTTCAGTTTCAGTTCTAACATCACGTTCTTGCTGACGACGAAGTTGACCTTCACGAACAGCATTCATTAATATGCTATTAGCAATATTCCGTTCATTAACATTATGCGCGCTTTCAATTCCTGCTATTTTTTCTAATGGTGCTAATTTTGTTTCCCAATCCCCTAATGCCCTGTTATAAGGTGCTTCGTTAATTGCGCGCTGCGCTGCAATTCCACCAGCACTATCTGGCTGATAACCCAACGCGGCACCATGATAATATGTTGACGGTCCACCACTTCCTAAATTGGATAGGATACCAGCAAACTGACGCATCTTACTTGGTTTATATTGAGCGCGCTGGGGCATATTAGCAATATGTTGTTGCAATTGCTGTTGCATTGCATATGATGGATTGAACATCATTTGCAAGCGATGCATCATTTCTTGTTCATCATTTGGTTGTTGTTGACCAGTTGGTTGTGGTGATGGTAACATTGATTGATCAATCGCGCCGATATCAGGTGATGTTGGTGATGGTTGACCAATTTGTGATAAAATATTTTGTAAACGAAGATCAGGTATCATTATGGTGCTCCACCAATAATATCACCCGCTTTTTTAACTAAACCAAGAGTACCACCAATATTACCAAGTGCTTGCTGATAATTGCTTGGAACTTGACTTTTAGCAATTTGACTACCAATCAATCCCAAACCAAGTTGATTCTGTAATTCTTGTAAATTAATTTGTTGTTGATTTGCTTGTCCTAATTGCTGACCATATATGCTTGGCATTCCTGGTGCTTGACCATATAATCCTGTAGCACCACCTAATGCTTGTCCTTGAGCACCTAATCGTGCTAAATCGGTTTGATTCATTCCACCTAATCCTGATAACTTACCTTGCTGAATTAATTGTGCAATTGATGCATTTGCATTCACATTCGCATCAGATGTTGCATCAGCTAACCCACGCGTCAAATGCGCCGTCGCGGCGGTATAATTTGGTGAATAACCACCTAAAGCGCGCTGGCGATCGATATTACTCTGCGCATTCTGATAAACAGCTCTTGTAGGAGCGATTGCGCGAGCACGTATATCAGCGATACTTTGTGGCGAGAAACCACCAGTTTGTGCAAATTGGCTATAACCAGCCATTTGTGGTCCGAACGCGCCACGTGCTTGACCAAGCAAATCACCATATCCACCCATTAATCCACTATAATCCTGTCCACTTTGATTAGCAGCGGTATTAAATCTGTTCTGTAATGCTTGATTTTGTGGTAATAAATTACCACGTACATTACCTAAATAATTCTGTGCTTGACCACCTTGATAATTGATCGCGTTCTGGACACGTCCCGCATCTCCTTTTGCCATAATAACTTCCTATAATTGCAATGTTAAAACTTCTTCAGAAACAAATCCATTTCTTATTAAATGATTTTTCCATTCTTTATCACTAGTAAATACATTCAAATTGTTATAACCATTTCTACTAGCTATAACCTTACTAGCATCAAATGCTTCGTATAGTGCATTAACACGCTTTCTAACTGATTGATTTTTATCAGTCAGTAATATTGATTCAACAATAGTTCTTACACCACCTATTATTACTGGTTGATCATTATTGGTTATGGTAAATGCACATAAATACTTATCAAGAAAATTTGGACATGGCATCTCGTTTTTATACCATTTTTCCCAAATATCACATATCCAACTAGCATCACCTAATTGAATTGGTCTAATCATTTTCTGCACGTTCTTTTGGAGGAATACAATATATCGTTTTATTAGTACAATAATAACCACAATGAGGACAGAGATAATCCTGTTCATTCCAAATAAACCAAATTAAATCAATAAACCATTTAATCATTTATGTATATTAAAAAAAACATGATTACCAATTGTTTTATCACCATATCGATCAATTGCCCAATCAGGTGGTTTTTCATCAAGCAATTTTTTAGTTACGTAATGACGCGCACCATTCGTATTATCACTAATCGCGTAGGATTTAATTCCTGCCGCGATATACAAACATTGTCGAAGATGTGAATTAGTAATAACTTCTTCTTTCGCCAATTTATCTGCTAATTCCATAAGCATAGAATAGTTTGGATCATTTTCATTCCAACAACTAAACTGTTCATTTTCCAAACATACTTGACCAAAAGTTACATATTTACCAGTACTCATCCTATTTCTTATTACACACCCCACAGCTACTTGCCCTTCTATTGATTCCCCACGCGCTTCACCATAAATAGTTAATCCTAATATTTCTTGTGGTGACAATTCCTTTAATATCCGATCATTTATCATACTGGTAATTCATTAATTAAATTGGTAATTCAGCAAATAATAATGTTTGTGATAACAACGCACCACTCGCTGCACTCGCTGTAACGAATACAGCATTATTAGGTGGAATAATCAATGAGCCATGAAAATCATATTGCATTAATATAGCATTAATCGCGCTGGCTGCAATTGCAGCATACTCACTAATACCTAACGATTGAAACCATGTCGCCGCGATCGTAGTTGCTGCTAACGTACCACGTACTACACCATTATTACCACCCATTAACTGATTTACTGGTTGTGTATCAGCCCATGCTGTAATTGGCGCGCCTGCGGCACCAATTGTGCTTCCAGCATTCGGTAATCTACCTAATCCAATAGAACCACCAACAGTTGTACCACTAACATAACTCGCAAGGTATAACAAAGGAACGCAGTTCTTACCAGAACCAGCAGGATTCCATAATCCAAATGTTTGTGCCGTAGCAGTACTAATTGGTATGGCTACGCCAGCTACTAATGTGCTTAAATTAAATACAGCACCAAGTTTTGTTAGATAATAATATTTACCAAGTAATTCACTTACAAGTGCTTCTGCAAAGTCACCACCTGGTTGATTCTGTATTCCACCACCTGCTTTAGCACCTGATAATGGCACATAATTCTGATTCTGAGGCATCTTATTTTTCCTTATCTGACCGCATAATAAGAATCATCACGGAATTCTTTGTCAATATCAGAAATAATACCACCATTAGCTACCATCGGAATCAGATCATTCATAATCCGTAATTCAGTTCGAATATCACTCAATAACGGAATTATTTGATCAGAAAATACTTGAATTAATGTTTGTCCTTCTTGAACCAAATTGGTGGTGCTAAATGGTGTTCCATCAGCATTGAAAATGATGACTTTAGTTGGTGTTGGTAATATCATTTTTTCATCAGCAATTTGTTGTGTAAATTGCGCGAATTTTTCAGCTACTCCTACTAAATTTAATATAACTTGATAAAGCGCGTTGTTATCTTTCGCTAATTTTGAATCTAATAATGCCGATTTTAACCTACCATATTCAGTATTATCAACTAATGCCATTTCACTGCTTATCTGGATAAAGAATAGAATCAATTCGTTTTAGTAAAGTTCTTGCATCATTTCTTAATGGTTCATGATGAATTGGCCATCTTGACTTAAATGGATTCAAGGATCGTTTATTTTCTAAAGCCATATTTGAAAGTACTATTCTACAATCGGCTAACACTGCTCTAAGTATTTCTTCTTTAGTCATGATTAACCAGGAAAACTTGTGTAAATTGGTTTAACATAAATAATAATTCGATTAATCTTGAATGTTTCATTTATCGCCGTTGTACTAACTTTCAACTTACCTCGTTGACTTACAAAATTGGCCAATCGAAATGGTTCTTTATCAGTTGTGCCACTCATAATAAATGGTACTAAATCTAATTGTTTAATATTATCAAGGCTCTGGAATTTCATCCTTAAGTTACCACTACCATTTACTCGCATACGAACACCGCCGAAATGAGTAATATTTTCATCAGCCATTTTCAGATGATTCACCGGATAAATAAGTGGTACCAAATGGCTCAGGAATAGCTACGTTACCACTATCATACAAGCTATCAGATGTTTTACCTGAACCTGAACCTGAACTTGGAACAATTTTATATAATCCACTATCTGCATTTTTCGGTAACGATGGCCCAGCAATCGCGACGCGCATTACCAGGAATGGACATGATTTAGAACTTCCAAAACTAGGCCATCCAGTATCTAGATATGGACCAAGACCAGCTTGAAATATAAATTCATCAAAAGTAGTTAATATAGAACCATCAGAAACTTTAAACTTGATAAAACGTGATCTTAAATTATATCCTGATACAGGTGAAACAATACCACCCTTATCCCATAACCAAAAAGCAGATGAATCATCTTCAGCATTTATTGCTAATCTTAAATCACCAGAGTTAATATCACTAGCAAGTGTTGATAAAAAAGTTCTTACCAAAGTTCCATCTGGATTATATTGTCTAAAAAGTGGCGTAGGTGCTGACGGAGTAAGTTTAACCCAAGTTATTAAAATATCACCATTAGCTAATACCAGAGTATCAAATCGCGCAGCGTATCCTGTTGGTGCGGCTACTAAATCACTTAATGCAATATTATTGACTAAATCCCATCTTTTCATCGGATCATTAACATTACCACGTGACCAATACAATATAGTATCATTTCTATTTGGTGCAATTGTTCTAGCTATGGTAGGTAAGGTCCAAGTGGTTCCACCAACTACATTAGCACTACTGACCGTACTAATAACACCTGTAACAGGGTCTGCAACATAGAATTTATCATTTCCATTTCCACGTATAGAAGGACGAACTGCACTAGAACCAATCGTTAATGCTGATCCTATAAGAACCATTGCCGCACTGTATATGAATACTTTATGAGGAAGACCCTGATCATCATTGGTTAATGCAAATATACCTGATGGTAAAACATCACCAGCTTCACCATTTACTAAGTTATAAAATCTAAGAGCTGAGCCATCTGTAGCCGAAAGTACAATAGCAAAAAATTTATCAGTATCATCATTGATTAGTAGTGATCCGATTGGTATTGCTAATCGAGGCGATTGTTTACCAGTAAGCGTTAAAATCGCAGGACTAACGGGTGAACCGTAAAATGATTGAATTTGCAAATAATAAAGCGCGCCGGGAGTTACCGGGATTTGTATAGGTTTATTAATTTGTTGATATATATTAAGATAATTAGTTACACCATCTGATTCCCAAATGCTTATTGAAGCCAAATAATCTGCAATGTTTCCATAAGCAAAAAAACTAACAACATCATCATTTGACGCAGCGGTATACTTATACCATACATCATACGTAGTTCCACCGAAGTTTACATCTTGAGTTATTGTTGCAGGCAATGTGCCAACGTTGGTAGCACTCGCTGCATCAATATTTGTTGGAGCGGGCATCGTTCCCTACTGATGTTAAATTGGAATACCAGATGAACCAATTAATAATGTATTAGTATCGGTTAGCGCGATAGAATTAACAGGAATGGTAAATGACCAAGGCGCCCATCTAATTTCCTTCGGAGTCATTCCATTGCTGTAGTCACCAATTAACATATTTCCATCTGTTGTTACTAAATATAAGGTTTGTGAGATAGGATCATTTTTGATTTCAATTTTATTAAATTTATTGCGCGCTAGCGCCAACCAAAAATCCTTAATTTTCCAGCTAAGTTCCGGCCGTACATATGCGCCATTGAACAAGAAAATGCCAGAATAATCAGTTATTTCCAAATAATCAACATTAACACCACCGCTATCAAGTACCGTCGCGATTCCATGTAATGACGCGCCAATTCCTTGATCAAGTAATGTCATTGGCCAACTTGATGGAACATCACCATTATCAGTCCATGCATTCGTCTTAGTTTGTTTAAATAAGTAAAGAACATCTCGAAATTCTTGACCATTCGTAATTGGTTTTCCATCAAGTGGGAAAACGAGAAGACCATCAATTTGATTAATTGCTTCTGGTTCACCCGGATTACTTACAATACATAATGAAATATCAGAATGAGTGCTATAACCAATGAGACGATTATGATAGTTTCCAAGACCCACCACCGCAGGAATTGACTCATATAAATCTTGCAAATGATCAGCACTATCTAGCAATTCCGAATCAAAAAAGCTCACCGATAATGTTGTTGTTCCATTGGTAACGATCGCGCCAGGAACGAAATAAAATTGATAACCAGTTAAATCACCAGTGAAAAAAAGTGGATCAATAGCTCGCGTTGCAACAATATGCACTTTTGTAACTGATGCGCTTCCACTAACAGATATTGAACTTATATCAACTTTCTTACCACCTGGTGCATCAATCATCACCGCTGGACCAATTGATGTTAAGAATCCTGTATTGGTTTCATAAACCACAGAAAATACATGAATACCTAACTCAACATTTCCAGCAGTACCACTATTTACTACAACCGGCGCGGTTAATGGCGCAGCTCCGCCCGCACGACGAGCAGCAGCACCCGCACCATCATAAACATAAATAAATTCACCAACCAAACCAGTAATTCCATTTGATGGTGATAAGTAAGCCCGACCATTCATACTAACAAACGCGAAATCAGTCATGTCCTTCACATGAAGTATCGGTCCTAGAACTGTTGTTCCTTGTACATCATAAATGTTGTTATTATTGTCAAGTACAAGAACTGATTGACCACTTTCCTGTACGAACGTGTACATCCGAACGATATTGTTTATTGTTGTATTGTTTCCAAGGAACGTATCAATACCGTCGCGGCTCCGAAAACCACCATGTATAAACTGAATATTATCACAATCTACGAAATGGTCCGGTGGTGTACTATCTTCTCCACCACGTTTCCACAAACCATTGAAATTCTCGATTATGACTGGATTATGCCCGCGCATTTTACTAATTCTGCGTGTTTTTTAATTGTATGCGCAGCCCACAATACACACGAACTAATTACCAACTACATAAACCAAATTAACGTCAAATTTTCCGGCAGTCAACGCGGCCACAGCAATTGAAGTAGTGATAGCGCCAGCAGCAGTCAATTTAAGGAACGTAGCAGCAGTGAAAATTGGTACAATCGCCATCTGCCCAGCAGTCCAACTAGCAACCGCTGTTAATGCTTTAAGGGATGCACTCGAACTTCCTGCTGATGTACCAACACTTATGGTAGCGGCGCCACCAGATGTTAAGGTAGTTGTGATATCAATAGTTCCACCCAAAATAATTGATTTAGTTGGTAAAGTTGGTCCCGCCGGTGTAATAGTGCTAACAGCACCACCATCCACTGCAAAATCATATGTAGCTTTAGCTATGCCAACATTACCTAATCCAATTGTTGCTGCTATTGGCGCGTTTCCCTTCCATGTTGGTGATGCTTTCGTTCCAATGTTAACATAAATTATGCCTGTTACAACATCGGTGTACGTTGAGCCGATTCCAGCAAATCCCGCTCCGGTTCCTGACGTGCCATTCGTAGGCGCGCCGGAATCCACAATTGGCCATACATCATTGTTTGCCTGCTGTTTCAATGCTGACCAAATGTTTTTCCCAAATTTGTAAGCCATGTTTTCCTCACTTCTTTTCGTGAAGCATTATGATCTTAATTGATCATAACAAGGTGCTGCTGCTCAACGGCGTCGATAAGGTTTCCTTTTCGTAGCAATGTTCTGACTAGCTTTGATACTAATACCAAGTAAACTATCCATAGCACGTATCGCATTCGCATTCAATGAATCAGCACGTTCTTTATTTTCACCAATAAATTCCGCACATAATGCTGCATTCCGATATTTCAGAAAATTACTACTATTCAAAACTCGAATTTGTGAATTTTCATCAATCATTGCGCTTAATGGATCACCAATATAATCAATTTTAACTTCCACAGCACCATTAGCACCTAATAACTCAATTATTTGATTTTTCCATGAATAAACGCGCAAGTATGCAGTTATGACGTTTGTTTTTGGTAGGAAACCGTATCGGCGCATCAGAACGAAATCATTAGTTGTGTTAGCAGTTCGTTCCCACAATTCATAGATATCAATTAAATCAATTGGTAATTCGCCATCAATCTTAGTTGTTCCTGTTGGTATGTTAATAGTAGCAGATGTAAAATTACTAATCGGAATGTTACTATCCATCAATTCTTGTCGTAAGTCTTCATAAGCAATTTTCAAATAAGGAAGTTGCGCTGCGTAGGTGAATGATGTTAAATCGCTATCATTCAATAATGCTGCGCTACCATTCAATATGTCACTTACATTAAAAGGCATTACTTATTCATGTTCATTAAAAATTCATTTAAGAATTTCAATTTTACCACAAGTTCTGCATTTCATTCGACTTTCACCAATATATTCAACTGAATGTAATCTCATCAAATGAATTAATCGATGTATCCATTTTTTTATCATATAGCAAATTTAATATTTAATTCTTTAGCCTTAGCTTCATTAATTACCATTTTGCAATTGCTACAAATAGGATAATTTGGATTCACCAAGTGACCACATCCTTTGCAGTTAATTAATTGTGCTGCTTCAAAATTCTGTAACCACGTTTTTTGTAAGTTCAATTTATTCGCAGCTAACCTACTGTCATCAGAAATAGCACGCGGATTACCATTCGTACGAGCCCAATCAACATCTGCTAATTTAACTAATTCCATATACCAATTTTTTTGTTTGTTCCGTGCATCTTCTAATCTCTGCTTGAAATTTGGTACCGCCATCACTGTTATTTTGGTATATTCACCTGGTATGAAAAATAAACCAGGCATACTATTATGCATATCACAACCAATTAAGCCATTCGCATAATCACGTATGATTGATTCCGCTACTTGAATCGAACTATTCTGAATTTCCAAATATGGCTGGCCTTCTTCAGTTTCTTTGAACCAACTTGATGGACCAACTACTAATAACTCAAATGAATCATCCTGTGCGGCAGGAATGACGAAATTACCAGGAAATATCGTATGATTTCTTGATTGAATAGCGCGATGATAAACTGATACGATAGTTGACTTATCTAATGGATTAATTGGTATTCGCGCTGATCTTACCGGTGCTTGATTGAACGTTGCGAACCCAGTTCCGACTGTTGACATAATTCACCATCAATTAAATTTTGAATCATTTCGTTTGCGAATACCATAACCAACTGCTGAATCATACCTTAAACTATCTTCAATTCTGCTACTGTCACCGAATAATTCCTGTTCCATTATACGTATTCGTTCTTCAGTTGCTTCCTTCGTTGGCAACATCAATTCATCTTCCTTTTCAATTTTCTTTTTATGTAAACTACTATGAATTGTATAAATTAGTATTTCAATCGCAGCCCATGTTGGCATCAATGCATGTCCGAATTTATCTTCGAAGGTCCAAATCGGTTCCATGCTTAATTTGGTCGTTAGTTCTTTGTTAGTTGATGGAACCGGACAAGCCTTTTCAAGCACATATTTATTATGAATATATGAATATTTTCTAACTTCGCGTACTTCAGGAATCGATAATTCAATACCATATTCAGTAAAATCGCATAATCGTTTCTCAAATTGATCTTCGGACCAAACCAATCGATAATTAGGATGGTCCGTTCCTTCAAATTTACCAAAATAATCAAGCAATCGTTGATTAATTATTTCTACTGATTCTATCATTTTTTACCATGCGTTTTTATTGGATGCGCATCCCCCACCAACGTAATTACTTATACGACCGCTGACACCCAATACTTGGCAGTGCTAGGATCGTATTGTAATGCGATAGGTCGATTAGTGATTGGTGTGTATGCGGTTTTGATATTTCCCGTTGTAACAAACGCGCCGGGTGATGCGTCGGTGAAGCACAACAACAATTCATGATGTCCAGTCATTGGTGCTGTGATCGTCGCGATTGAAACTGTTCCTGTAAGAAATGTTAGGCGCGTCGTTGGTGCGATGGTTGCTGCTGATGCTATCGTTGGCGGTAATGGCTGAAGCGAGCTTTGCGTCGGTGAAAAATTATCATGTGCTAAATCAACTGATACGGCCATTTCATCATCTCCTTTTATAAGTCATTATGCTTCAATATCCCGTGGGTGTTAATAACGCATCAATGTATGCGGCACCGGCAGGATTGGTCACGAACGTTTGCATACCAATAACCATGTAGAAAATTTCAGCAGCAGCAATACCTCCACTACTTGAACGAATTTCAAAAATATTCCTTCCATCAGTTTTATAGAAACCAATTGGAAGAATTTCACCACGCCCCCAAATTGAATCCGTAACGAAGTCAATTCGAGTTTTGTCCCAATTGTAAGATTTACGAAGTGGTGCGCCTGCCAATTGCATTCTATCGAAATACATGTCCAGTGCCTGTTCCTTTGCCTCCTTATAAATCACAGAAACTAATTGACCAATTTCCTCGTAAGCCGCTGCTTGACAAGGATGGCACCATGCATTAGGTGAGAAATCATTGTCAATTCCAATTCTGTTACCAATTTTATTGATTGCCAATCGTGGTAATGGTAATGACAAGCTCGCAGAATTACCATTTACACGATTTGCCCGAATCTCAGGAGTTGTAGAACGTGCAAAACCTAACCAAGTTCCCGTACTGGCATTAGAATGGTGATATGGTACACCAAATAATCCCTGATTAGCAGTAGGATCACTAATACCATTTGTTACAACAATATCAGTTGCAATCGCGCCGGAAACTGCTGGTGTCACTCCAACCGTTTTATTTTCAACATCCTGCGCGCTAATCACACCACTACCTCTTAACGTGACACCAGTAGTATCCCATACCTGTACAGTTTGTCCGAAACGCATGAGGCGCACACCGAATCCATCAGTCGTGCATGTATAGGTATCAACACCTGCCGTTGTAGTAACTGATGTAATGGTACCAATCTGACCACTACCTGATTGCATCATCTGTGCATCAAGTTGCCTACGCAATTCATCAAGGGCTGTAGCGGTGAGCCTGCGAACCGCGTTCTGAACAGCTTTACGCGAATCATCAGTTGCCCACTGTACCAATTTCGTGTATTCAATTGATTCACTCATGAATACACATGATAGCACAGCCTTATCCCACGATGGTCCGCCACCACGTCCTAGATCACCACCATCAGCATTGAAGTACTGAAACGATCCACCAGGACGAATTTCAAGAGGAATACGCATCTGTCTATTGCTAATTCGCTCAACATCCCGCTTCTTGATATTCGCATAAAACTTATCATCTCGTTCGAATAATACACGTATTTTGGGAAGTACTCTTTCGAGTTCTGTAGCAGCTACCTGGGTATCTGAAACTCCCATAATTTCACCTCAATTAGCTATAAATCAATCTAATACCCGTGAGAGCACCACCGGCAGTTAATACAAATGCCGCCGCGCTTGCTAATCCAATACTTGTCGGATCAGTTAGGTGTAATGGTACGCCAGTATCACCTGTTAATCCCTTTAATGTAATGGTAACAGCATTTGCGGCAGGTGGTATAATCGTAACTGCCTTCGCGCCGGTTGGTGGCGTAATTGTGTTCGCGCCGCTGCTTAAATTGGTTAAAATATCATTGCCAGAACCACTGGCGTTAACAGCAGCAGCAAACTCCTGTGAGTACTTAATATCAGAACTGAACTGTATGGTTATTTTGCGATTTGATGTTACCGACATCTTTGTTCAATCCTGACTTAAAAAATCTAACGTTGACATACCACGTGGAATCTTACCATCTTTTGTTAATCCTGATTTGCTGGAACTATTAGATGGTTTACCAGAACTAATCGGTTTCTCATCCTTACTTTCACTCGCTTCACGAGTTCTTGTAGCATTTCCTTTAAGAGCAGTTGATTTAACTTTCTGAATCACACCAGGTAAAATTGCTTTCGCCTTGCTTATCAGCGCATTCCTAATTTTTAATTTACTAACTTCTGAAAAGTTATCACGCGCCGATGCTTCCCACATCTTATCCAACATTGCTCTAAATCTCATATCAGAACCAATTGAACTTCGTACTTCAGTCATAACATCATCAATAGCTTTATCCTTAACATACGATGTCATAACTCCTTTGACATCAATATATTTATCAACCGTTGATTTAATCACATTATCAGTTCGCGTCGTTACATCACTAACTGCTGTTGTTAACTGTTGCTGAATGAATGATCTTTCGCGCTGTTGTAATCTTACTTCCTTCTCATCTGGTTCTTTATTCGGTTGTGGTTCAGGAAGAGTTATGTTATGATTACCATAAATGAATTTATGTAGCAGTTGCGCCGCGATTTGCAACTGTTCATCTTCATTTTGCTTACCAGTATTATAAGCAGTTGCTATCGCATTTTTCAGTACATGATTTAATGTACCATAATATGCCTTTTCATCCACCTTCTGTAATGTTTGTAGCAGTCCACTTGTAATCTTGCTAAATGCTTTATCATTAGTTCCTTTAACTGATCGAAGTACACCCTCAATGTTACCATCAAATAATTCATTCTCAAACGCCTTAAAATCATCAAGCCGTGCATTTGCTTCTTTCGCATCATCTAACGTAGGAAATATTTCCGCGTATTGTTGTTCACGATAAATCGCATGTTCGATCGCGGGGAACTTTTTGAATAATTCAGGAAATTCCTTTAATATAGCTTGTCGTTTTGGTATTTCTTCGTATTTCTCCTCTTCTTCAATTTTGATTTCTTCTTCTTTTTTATCGTCCGTTCGTCCTTCATCTTCTGTAATAGGTTCTTTAATGCCTTCTTCTGTAATTTCTTCCTTTGGTTTTTCGTTAGTTTCTTCTTCATTTTCTTCATTTAATTTACTAAGTATATCATCTGATGTTAATGGCTTTTCATCAATTACTAATTCATCAGCCATTTCTTCCACCTTGTATCGGTTTCAATTGTGGTTTCGCCATTGGTCCTGGCGCAGCTTGCGGAGGTTGTGATAATTGCTGTAACATTTGAATATGAGCACTCAAATGAAGCAACACATTTTTATAACCATCTTCGTTGCTAATTTTAGTTTGTCTACCAATTTCACTTACGAGCCATTCACGAGTTATATCAGCTTCTATCTTATGATTATCAACATTTAATTCAGGCATTATGCTCGGTTGTTCTTGTGGTTGACCTGCTTGATCTGGTGGTCCTTCTATTGGTGCTGACTGCAAAAGAAGTTGGATTTCCTCAAGTTGTTTTTCGCGATCATCCTCACCTGGTAATATAAAATCAGTTAAACCAATTGCGTCCGAAAGGACCTGTAAATTAGATGGTGAACCAATCGCGTCTAGTATTTGAGGATTATTAGTTTGTATAAGTTGCATTACTGTATCTTTAACTTGTCCCCAACTATGAGGTATTTCATCAGCTCCAGCTAATGTAATCGCTCCAATCTTACCATCCAATTCTGATTTCCTAATCATTACATTAATAAATGAATTATGCTGTTCCTTAACTAATCGTTCATCTTCCAACATATTCTTAATGTAAGCTGGAATGACCTTCGCGAATGTATTCTTCCACCAATAATTAATCATCTTCCATGATGTTTGCAGTCGCTGTAATGCTTGATTCCTACTCATGCTGTATTGAGCAGCAGTTCTACTACTTGAAGCTTGAGCACCACCGAAAAGTGATGGTAATGCACCAGATACGAACTGTGCCATTTCTTGAATTTTATTCGCGAACGGTTCAATTTCTTGACTTAACGTAGCAGTACTAATCGTATAAAATCCCTCAGCTAATGATTTACCACCTTTAGCACGCGCTGGATAAATCATACCTGGTGTTGTTTCCATATTACCATATGCAGTAAAGTTCAGCACGGATGGATCAGCAAATGTTTGTGGTATACCATGTTCAATTGTTTGTAGTATTAAGTTAGTAAGTTCGTCAGTAACTTCTTGTATCGAAACTAGAAGTTTACCAAGAGGATCAAAATGTACGTACTCACTAAGAGGATTGTAAGTAATAGTCCAATGATCATCTAATGCCTCGTCTTTTGCCTCGGCAAATGTTTCATTCACCCAAACGCATTTGGTTCCATTTTTGAACTTCTTGACTAATTTCTTTCTTGTTTCATCATCATTAATTAATTCAAATGAACTCGGACGGAGCCACCAATTTCTTACAGTTGGTGTATTAATTGGTTCATCAGTATGATATTGCGATGAAAGGCGGCCCCATCGCTCATAATAATCATTTCCATTAGATGATGATTCATCTAACTTTCCGCGTAAATGTGGATATCGTTCATAAATATTGCTATAATGTGTTTCATAACAATAAGCTAAATATGGTATGTCGGCTTGTGACCGGGCATAATTTGGCACCTTTACGTATAACCCACCTTCTACCTTAATTATTTGTCTTGATTTTGGCTGTTTCGTAACTCCGGTTAATCGTGTTACTATTACTTTATTCGTTTGCTGTTGTGGAATAACTTGTTGGCCACATTCAGGACAAGTTATTTCACTTCCCGTGTTAGCCAAGTTACTATTACTATTAGAATTACTATCAGGGCTAAAACTATTAGAAGGATCATATTCATCATCATTCATTGATAACAATTCAGTACCACAATTTGGACATGATTGGCTCGTCACATCCTGCTCAACATCCTCATATTTAGCTACATCAACAGTACCATACTTTTCATTTTCATCCGTGTAATTATACGCAGCAACCATGCCTTGTGTACAATAAATAAATAATGCTTTGCACCATAAGAGCGGCGCGTCTATGTGATCATATATCAATTCCGCAATCTTAGTTCCACCTTTCGCCGTCAATACGTCATTAATATTATCTGCATCATCTGGTTTGCATTTGATCATTGGTACCGTAACTGAAAGCGCAGCGATGATTGATTCTAAATAAGCGCGGAAAACATTAATTTGTTTTCGTTCTTGATCATCCGCTTCATTCCATATTCGCCAATCATGTGCCTGCTCTGACCACCATATGTTAGTAATTCCATTCCAATAATAATTAAGTTTTTTCCAAAGGCGTATTTGACGATACCGTACTTCTTGATCGTCTTTTTCGAACTGATCAACAATGCTCTTAAGAGCTATTTGTAATTCTTCGTCTACATCATCAACCATCATTTGCCAACATTAATAATAACCTTATCAGTTTCCTTCAAATCAATTGTAATGCGTGCAAGTGAATGGACCATCAATTGCCAAAATTCATAACCAAAAACACGTCCTATGTGTGCAAGGGTGAGTGACGCGCCGGTTTCCAATTCATTACAAACATCTTCGAATTGCGATCTATTGATCGTACTCACTTCATTTGCCTTGGAGCATATGATTCATGTGGCAATATTATATCGGTTGCACGTTTTCGTTTGGTAGTTGGTTGCCAATAAGCACGCATCAAATCGTACGTGTCCATAGCTTTTTCACCAACCTTACCAATCCCACGCGCCGCAGCAACTAATGGCGTTGCTTCCATCATATTACCAATCAATTCATTCATGTTCCAATCGTTCATCACAATTTATTTCGCATCAATTTTGATTTTGTAATACTTGGTGTTTTAGCTAACATTTCTTGCGCTACCTGTTTGCTTGGTCCATATTTATTATTCAATGAACCATTGCTTGCTTTCGCAAACATCATCTTTAATTGCTGCTTACTTTTTATTGGCATGCTGGCTCCATTCACAATTTATAAAAATGAACTAATATCAGATTGTTGCTGTTGTAGTATCATTGGTTGTATTTGTTGTGGACCATAACCGCCCATTGCTAATGATGTTCCTAAATTACGTGGTATTGCTTGTTGACCATCTTGTCGCATTTGCATCATCATTTGCATAATGCGTTGCATATCTTGTGGTCCAATTCCCTGTTGTGGTCCCATCATTTGATTACCACCACTCATTTGTTGTTGCCTACCAGATAGATTACCAACATCACCAGGACCAGGCTGATCCGTACCTGTACCACTTAAATCTGCGCCAAGACGGTTATTGATATAATTCCAATCATTACCAATTTTACTATTCCAATAAGATGCATCACCAAAACCAGAACCAGCCGCGCCGGGTGTCATTATGCCATGTTGTTGATATAAATTGGCAAGGCGTGGATCAATTCCTTGCCATGCACTTTGATCCATTTGTTGATCTTGTGGTTGTCGATTCATCAGTGGTACTTGTTGATTATTCATTTGTTGCGGTTGTTGTGTATTCGGTGTACCCCAACCAAAATTACCCTGTTGTTGATTTTGCTGAAATGGTTGCATCGCAGATGAAATAGCAGTACCCGTATTGGTCGGTGCGGCCCAACTATTTCCTTGCAGAGCACCACCTTGTTGCATACCACCAGAACCAGATTGATATGGTTGTATTTGTTTAGTATAACGCGCGCCGGTTGGTGCTGTTACATTGGAACCAGTTGAACCAGTTATATTAGATGCTTGTTGCGATTGACCAAAATTATTCTGCGGTGCGTATGGTGAATTTATCATCTAACAGCTCTTGTTCTAATTCATCAATTGATCGCGTAGCTGGTTGGTTTTTTAGTTGATGTAATTCGCGATCATCTTTTTCAAGTTGTGCTCGCTTTGCGGCCCACGGAACGCGCTGATTCAATGGTTTATATCCACTCAAATCAACTTCTTTTTCATCCGATTTATTTTGTTCAAGAATATAATCAAGTAACTTACGTTTTTCAAGTCGTTCCTTTTCAACCTCTAATTTGATCCAATCTATATGATTATCATAATTAAATTTACCTTCCCACCATCTTATAAATGCTCGAATGATAGCTTCGTATAATTCACGTAACATAATTAATGAATCCTACTATGATACCGTGATACACCTTTAGTTTGTTCTTGGCTTTCTAACTGACGCATACTACGGTAGTACTGTGTCATGTCTTGGGTTTGAGTAAATTTACTAACAATTTCTTCTGTACGCTTCAATCTATTTTGTTCTTCTAGAGCTAATCCAAAAAAGGTGTCGGCTCCGTGGAGAAGCATCCTGAGCATGTCGTAAGAATCGTCTCCCTGAAATTCTGCTACGTCTTCTTTTTTCTTGCCATCTGATCCAGATTTCTCATACACACATGCCTTAATCGTATCACAAATTACCTTGACATCTGGTGTATTGAAAAACTGTAATTTTGGAATTTCCTCATTATTACTTATTGGATTGAATGATTTTAAATATTTGTTGTATTCCTCAACACCTTTATTTCTCAATATTACCAGCGCGAGTTCATTATCAAATGTTCCTACGTCACGTTGCATAACGGGCTTGGCCCGCCATCGAAGATATTCATGAAGTAACATTTTACCACCGACGCGATTCCTCTCACCTAACCTTACTGATACGCCTAATGCATCGGTAACTTGTTCAAGTATTGTGTGAGGATCACCACGATGCTGATTTGCGGAATGACAAATCACTACGTCTTCTGGTTTTTCGCGTTCTACAAAATAACTTACTTCTGGAGCCCATTCCTCTATTTTCTTACCAAAAAACATCTGATGCCGATATACGTACAAACGTTTAGATGGAGAAATCGCACCCCACCCAACAGAACACATCGCGCTATAACCCCAATCTATTGCAACAATTTTTGGCCACCAACTTGGTATATCGAATGGTGGTATTACATGTAATGCATTCTGAGGCTCATCAGGATAATTCTTGTCGCGAAATTCATCAAATACCTGACCAGAATATGCATTCCAATCACCATATTTTTTAGCTCGTTTTTCCGCTTCAGGTAATGCTTCCAATGATTGCGCGTAGGCCGGATCAATGTGTTCCTTATTATCAACTAATGTTGCAGTAATAAGAATACGTGTATTCCCACCTTTACCAACAATTTTTTTATTGCCGCTTGGATAGGGATCAATAAATCTCTTTCTAACCCATGAATGACCTATTCCACCAGGCATTCCAGCCGTTCTAATTATTGCAGGTAATTCTTTATTACTTGAACGTACGCGAGTGAAACCTACATATAAGTAAATAAATTCTGTTAACGATGTTATTTCATCTGGTGTGAATAAATTCACTTCCATCGAATCATACTGGTACACGTCCGACTCATTCTCACAATGTCCTAGAAAAATAAGAGCGCCAGATTCAAAAGTCCAGCACATATCAGTCTTATTGAAAGTCGCGCCGAACTTCCTATAAATCTCCCTACTACGTGGTACGATCTCATTGCGTAATTCTGGGAACGAGCGTCGCATGAATAATTGCTTGAAACCTGCAATCTTGTACCAACCTCTCACGATTGGTATCATCAACAATAATTCTGATTTTCCAGAACCAGCACCACCTAAATAACCTGCTTCGCGAATTGAATCAGGAATAGCTAAAAATTTCTCTTGTCGGAGATTAGCCTTCCATACGCCTTCGGAATTAAATGGCATAATGAATCACAATAATTCCGACGCGAACCTCCGGTTCGTGGTCACTTACTTACCGTATCATAAGATTCAATTTGTTTAACATGTTCGTAATCACTAGCTCGCGCACTGCGCCGTTGTGCTTGTAATCCAGTTGTCAATGCTTTCAATTCACCAATTTGTAATGCTTGTGATTCCAATCGTGCTTGCAGTTCCCTTAAAGCGCCATTAGTTTGATTCTTAATGTCAACTAAATGAAGTTTGCCTTGCCACGTAAGGATGATCTGAATGATCGCGTAGGTAACGACTGGTATGAGAATTTTCAAATCATCAATCGTGTAGTTCATCATCATTTATTACCAATCACTATTACCAACTATATGATCATTGATTATCACGTTTCTAGCTTCTTGATAACGAACTGGCCAAATAATTGTTGGATCATTGTAAAATAATGAAAGGGCGATTAATCCGGGTACATAACTTCTATCATTATATTTCGGTAATTGATTATGAATTGTTTGTTTCATTTTATTATAACGAATGCGCCGTTTCCGATTCCTTTCATTTCTTGCATTTTTACTTTCATTAATATAACTATGTCGATTCATTTTCTCGCTCGCTTCGTTTTGCTCGAATCATTTATAAGCCATTCAAGCACCCTAACATATGCCACACCTACAAGCGGTGCAAGCCAGCTCAAAGCAGCTATTGTCATTAGATCCATAATAATGATTATTGAATTACACGAACATTATATGTGGTGCTAGTTGGTGTAATCACCACCAATGCACAAACTTTAACTGTTACAGTATTTGCAGCACTGACATAGGCTGACCAGTCAGTACCATCTCCAGGATAAGTTACTGGACCAGCTATAGCAATCATTGATGTAGTCGCGCCAGTAACTGTTACGTTACCAGATGTACATGCACCTGCTGCGAGAGCACCGCCACCTATCGCACCCGTAGTACCAGTTAGTACTGGTAACATAGGATTACCAGCAACTGATAATGTTGGCGTGATATTTGTATTAGTACCAGTAATAATAATATGAGCTCCAGCAGGCCCACCAATACCCGCGCGCCATACGCCAGAGGTCGTACCATTTCCAGCATATGAAGACCAGTCGCCCCCATTTGTAGTTCCATCACCAGCTGCAGAGTATATGTGACCACCTACAGTGGCTCCGTTGCCCCCATACAGATAGAAATAGCCACCGTTGGCTGTAGCGCTTTGACCAGATTTAAGAAGCAACGTGCCACCAGCTAATACTGAATCCTGTCCGATAATATCAAAACCGCTGCCTCCAGCTATTTGCGTAGGCGGTAAGGTCAATTCGACACCTTTGGTTCCATCGCCTAGTTCTTGCGTGAACGTGCCATTACTTGTTTGATCATTTGGACCAACAAATTTAGTACCATTCCAACTAACCATTATTGATGTTGTATTCGTACTCGGCGCATTCGCTCCAAGCGAGGCATCAGCAATATTATCTGTATATGTTAATGAACAAGTATAATCCAATAATGCCACAAATTTATAAACTGAACCATTTGCTACTGTACGATATAAATTATATCTTGGTGAGTAACCATTACAATTGAATGGCTGACTCACCACTACTTGCCCATTCATCGTCGCGTCAGTTACTGTTACTGTTGTGGTAGGTGTTATCGCGGCGGTTTCATTTCCATCATTGTCAAGTTGAGTTAATTTGTATCTATAAACACCATTCGTTAAATTACCTGCACCAGCACCAGCAAGAACCGGCGCAGTTAATGCCGATGCGTCGATGTTTGGTAATTTCGTTACCATCGAATATGTTTGTAATGTTTTATTATATGTAAGTAATGAACCACCGAATGAAGCAGCATCATTGAATTGTAATTGTGTAGTTGAACCACCTGGTGTTGTGGCTGCACCACCACCACCACTGCTCAACGAACTATAACGTTGACTTAATCGCAATGAAACAGTTGCTGTACCAGATGTATAAGCAGTAAATACGACGCGCGCCGAACTCATTCCAGCAACATTTGCTGAAAATATACCAGTTGTAGTTGTACTTGTAATGAGAGTACTAGTTGTATCCGCGACGGAAATAGCGCGCAGACTGACATACGTTGAGTTATCAACCGAACTTTGAAATGTGATGGTACCAACGAATGTGCCAGTAATTTGTATACCTAATGTACCATTACCAGCTATATCGATTGTAACACAACCCGCGCCGGGGCATGTCGTGGTACTAATTGATGCTGCATCACTTCGTGCTGCAACCAATGCTAATAATGCTATGATAATTACTTTTTTCATTTCAATTCCCAAATTTGTGATAACCGACGCGGCACTTCGTGCCGTCACGTTTTTATCAAATCATTACTTGTAAGCACATTAACTATCGCAATGAACAACTTGTCCTTCTTACGTTGAGCTAATGGTAATTGATTATAAGAAACCAAATTTGGATGAATTTTGCTCACGCGGTCAAGTTGGGTACCATAAACCCATTCCTGTGAAATACGTTCTTTCATCCAACTTTCATGTTGTTCTTCTGGTGTACTACCTGATAAAACCTTTTCAATTCCAATACGATATGAATTTTTGTAAGATTCATCAAGATCATTCCAACTTGGTAATATAGGATCACCAATTGCAATGCAATAAGCACTATTTGCTTCGTGTACTACTCGTGCTACTGCATCAATTTCTATTGGTATTGTAATCATTTTTTCCCCAATATGGCCAACGCGTTCCTTCGGAAACGCGCCGGTTCTTATCATAACATAACCAATCAACGCGCCGGTTGCTGGTCATTGATGAAATTATGAAACTAATTTCTCATGTGATTTATGAACTATGTTCACAACATCAACCACAGTTGATATACCATGTTTGAGCGCATCATCTGATAGGACCGGATCAACAAGTATTTTACCAGCTTGTTGATTAACCGCGCCAACAGATAGCTTTGCTATTTCAACTGCGTGGGTTAACTTATCATCTGAAGTCGCGCCGTGCATTGCTTCAGCGGAATTAATTCCTAATACAACAAATGGTGTTATTGGTCCTAATGGTGTTGCACCTAATATCACGGGAGCGAGTTGTTCGATTAATTTTAGCCAGCTCATATTTCACCAACTAATTAATTTTGTTAAATCAATTTGTACTACGAAAATGCCGACGCCACGGAAGACCGTGGCGAATTGATGATTGAAAAACGCGCCGGTAATAATCAATTGAAAAATAATTAATCATGTTTGTCAATAGAACGAACAAGTGATTCGATCATAACATGCAAACCACATAATTTAGCATGACCGAATTTGAAACTTTCATTACAATATGGACAAATACGATGTTGACGATCACCTTTCCATTCGATTTTTCTAAGTAATTCTAACATTAGTTTTTCGTTCACTTCGCTTCGCTCAATGATTAATTGTTAATTACTAATTGCATCAATAACATTGCCGACGCCGCGCAAGGCGCGCTGGTGATTATAAGTTCATATCAAACTAATAAAAATTATTCCTTTTCAATATTGATTACCAATGATTTCGCTGCATCAATTCTACGTTCTTCGAGAACTTGAGCACGATGTTGCATTTCTATTGCACCTTGAACTAATGCATCATGTAATGATTGTTTGTTTGTAATGAAATGCGCCGCCTCACTTAACAAATTAGCAATTCTTAATTCCCTCGATTCAATAGGACGTTTTGATTTGCATTTAGTACAAGATTCCATAAGTACTACTAGAGGTTCAGGAATCCAATCATGAATACATGGACCATTTAACCGGCAGTCATCTGTATGACTTCCATCGGTACCTTCGCAAAATGTGCATTGATTTTCGTTCACTTCGTTTCGCTCAGTGACTTCATTTGATTGCGAAGCAATCAATCATCATCATCATTATTCAAATTATGATGCGTAGCATCATCAAGAAGTGATTGAGTTCGTTCGATTAGATCATCAAGATATTCAGGTGGTAATTTCATTATGAAATCATCAATTTGTTTTAATATTTCTTTTCTTGGTATTTTCTTTTTAATCGATTTCTTCTTAACCATTGATCACTCGATATAACCGACGCCGCGCTTCGCGCGCTGTTCCGCCATGATTAACGCGTGTTGCACAATTAAACCGGCGCCAATCTTCGATTGCTGTTTCATTGCCACGCCGCACTCCGTGCGCTGTATCATGATAAGCCCGGCGTCACTCTGCGAGTGCTGTATTATAACTGATGGAACGCGCCGGTCTTATCCCATTGATCCTTATGGATTGACACATAACATCACTTCAAATTATTCCTCAACCACAATGGTTTCAAAGTCAGATTCATCTGATAATCGTGGCTTATAGATGATTACACGGTTTTGATTAACAACTACGGATGAATCTGGCTCGATGTTCTTAATGATCTGACTCATGTTCGCAGCAACTTGCGAAGCAACGTTGACTTTTGCTTTATCGAGCTTTTCACTTGTAATTGCTTCAATAGCTTTTATCAAACGATCTTGAGCAGGACCAATAATTCGCTGGCGCGTCTCGTTATTACTTCTAGCTAATTGTTCATTTGGTGAATGATAGGACGAAGTGGATGTTGCAGAATGCTTATAGGCAGAAATGGATGATTTAGAAATGTTGAATGATTCAGATAATTCATCAGGTGATGCACCAGCTATAACTTCCGATGCAATAAATTCTCGAACGATTTCTGGTGTTTCAGACTTACCATTCCGACCATGAACGATGGTAAATTCAGTAACTTGTGGTTTATCAATTAGTAATTCAGATTCGAATTCCGCGTCGGTTACGATTCCTAACATTTCATCATCCTGATTTTAATAATGATTAACATAAGTTATGGTCGGGCTACCTAACACAACCACAGGTTGCGGCTCGCCATGGTGACCATACGACAGCTTGACTTGAATGTCAAGTGTGTGGTAAGATTGCAACGCGCAGGAATTACACACTTATAATATAAATTATTGCTGAGCGAAGCGAAGGAAAAAATTACACAGTTATAACATTCATTATCATAATAAATTCAAAAATTTCATTTTTCTAAAATTTTTTCTTATTATAATTTTCTACTTTTTGTTATCAGATGTGATTTTCAATATTCCCGTCCGACCGAATCAGATGAGACTCTATGGTGGGCTGGTATGCGTGCTGCGCATGGTTATGAAATGAAACTACATATAGTATAGCAATAATGATTAGCACTACATCTTGTAGCTTGCAATTGATTGAATGTTATGTGATGATGCTGGCAGGCCAATACCGGCCATTGAGGTAATGAAATAAACTACATTCACATCACATCATCGGATGGCTACGTCATCGCTGTTCCGGCGCGTTTCCTATGGTCACCAATATTGAAATGGTCTGCCATCATGTGCGCTGGCTCGGATTCACATTTGTTGCTACAGCTCGAAGGAGCATTCGTTATCAAAGGAATCAATTTATGGCTACACAAATAGAACAAGCAACGATGATCGAAATTGAAATTATAGTGAATAATTGGAAAAGCAAACAAGTTCCCACGTGGCGAGCAATCGAGAAAATCGCTGCAATCATTCACGATTTTCAAAAAGCAGAATGGAAGCGAGAACATTCTTAAATCAGATTGACGGAGCATTCGTCATCAAAGGAAGGAACTAGCTATGACTGTGTTCGAGGTTCGTAACATCATGCACGATTCCGGCGGATTGTTTTCTACGCGCGAAAAGGCTGAAAGGCGCGCAGCTTATCTCACGAAGGTTTATGGCGAGCCGGCCGAGTGGCACGTAACTGAAATTGAAGTTGACTACTATGAAGGAATTGAGGAAATGGAATGACTTACATCTACGTCGTTTATTGTGAATCGACAGCCGAGAATCTGCTAGCATTCGCTACGTATGAATTAGCTGTCGCATATGTAGAAGCCGGGAATATACTTGGTGTAGATACGAGTGACTATCGCGTCGATAAGCTTGAACTTGTAACTAAGTAAAGGAAGGAACTAGCTATGCCTGTAATTGACACACGGAGCCCAGCTGTTACGTTCACAGCCTACGATCACGATGGACACGAACTAACTAGCACAATTGAAGTTGAAGTTGATACGAACGCGGCGGCCATTGAGTTATGGCAATATCTCAGAGTGCAGGCTGAAAATTGGGTTGAAAGGTTTGGAACTGATAAACAGCGATAAACAACAATAGCCACGTGGCTCTTACAGGCTTAACGTGGCTATTTTTTTGTCAGCTGATAGAACCGGCGCGTCTCACATCACTATGAAACGCGCCGGTGCTTCGCATTGTTTCGTAAATGGTGGAAACCGCTTCGTCCTACAGCCCGGCTGCTACCCGAGCAATCCTTTGCGGTTTTATGTGGCTTTCTACACAACCACCTATAGATGTTACGATTTGCTCGCAGCAAACGCTTCCGCTTCCGCCTGGTTAAACATCGCGGTTCCATCTGGCCGTTTCATGGCAAGCATTGCATCAATGAGGTTCTTGCGCTGATACTCGGGCGAAGCTTCGTATTGTGCCTTGAGATCCTTCGTGGCCGTCTGATAGGCTTGCGCCTTGGCTGATGTAAGCTTCCGCGCGTTGACGAACTTGAGGATGTCGCTATCGCCCGGAAAATCCTCGCTTGCCTTGAGTTCCGCGACGGTTTCGTAAGCCTCAGCGAATGGAACGCGCTCGGTTCCATCGCCGTTCTTGTCACCCGATGCATACTTGATTGGCTTGTCCAGTTTCTTGCCCTGGTATTCTTCGACCGTCCCGCTGAATGCAACTTTCTTCATGTTCGTTTCCTTTCGTCCGCGGAATTGCGGTAGGTGAAGTGTCTCATAGCTCGCAGAAGTTGTCAAGTGATTTTTTGGCTGGTGAGAGGATTTTTTGGCTGGCAATTATAAGTCGTCCGGCAGAACGCGTGTCGCTCGGTGTCGCATCGAGTCCTAGTGGTTTGGTCAGGTGCCGGACCACTACAGGTTGTGCTAGGGTATCTCTCTCTCTATCTCATTATGGAAAGTGCAGGGTGCCGTAAAAGTACAAATCCGTTAATGCCGCTCCGCGCTTCTTGTTTCTTTTTTATTTTTTTTTTTTTTTTTTTAAATTAAT